GTCTTGTATCGTAACGTTCAAAAACCCATTGTTTTCCGAAAGCAATAGTATAGCTAATGCAGTAGGAATAGATGTAGAATTTGAAACGTCAAGAATTACTTTGTAGATGTCTCCGTTTGCGAGCCCTGTAGGGTTCACAGTGCCACCGACTCCGGAAAGATTGTTTCCTGCAGGTGGGATCACAATTACCGCCGCATTAGTAAGCGTGGTGGTGACCCAACCAAGAGGAACATTTGTCCATTGAGCCTTGGGTAGTGGTAAGTTCAATAGTCGAGTAGAGATTTGTAGCTCTTTAAACTCAATTTCATAATCGAACAAGACATACCCTGGTGAATCAGTAGTTGTGGTTCGTGACAAGAGGAAGACTTCTCCTTCACTATAATCATTTGGTTCTCCTTGCATGCCATAATCTGTGCTTTTCCAAGTTCCCTGCAGAGTTAACAGAGCACTATGATTAGTCCATTGGGGACCTAAAATCGTGTCTGGATCTGAGATTACTACGGGCAACAGAAATGGTGAAGTTTGATTCAAATAAACCGAATCGCGATTCTTAGCGTGGTAAAACATCACATCGCCAGTTGAAGCTGTGCTAGAAGAGGTGATGTAATGAACCGCGCATCGTCGCCATCGGAATTTTTGGTACATTTGCAAGTACTGCCTGATACTGGAGTCTCCGAACGCTGCTGGAGCGAGAGGACACCCTCCGACCGTGCACCAATTAGTGATGGAACCAGCTGTGCCAACGGGATTAAACATAAAGTCCCTACCAGTCAAAACAACGCCACCAGGAATAGATCTGGAAACACTAGACGCACCGCGAATTGAGTTCCCAATAGCTACTGGGGCTGTTGAAATTGCTGTGATAGGGCCCATTGACACTTTCTTAGCTGAAGGCCTAGGAACGATTTTCACTTTCCGTTTTACGACCTTCTTTCGTTGAATCTTCATTTTTGCCATCTTTTACTCCCAAACCAACCATTTTATGCATCACACATGTAGACCTTGTTTCGTTTGGATCTACGATTTTTATAAAAGGAGTGGAGTCTCTGGGAAGGGGGAAATAGCTTAACCATTTGCCTCATATAACTGTCTTGATCTCTAGGCGCATTGAAGCTTCTTGAGACCTGTTTATTAGACTGAATGGGCATGTTACTTTGAGTTTCAGTTGGCGCATAAATCAAAGGTTTAGCAAAGTCTGCTGAATCGGGTGTTTCTCCTGAATCGACTGAACTTCCGCGTAAACTCTGTAAATAATTGCGTTCGCTGTTTGCTCTTGTAGTAGTGGTTTCTGAACCCAAAGGTCCAAATTTAGCATTGTAATTCATTTTCCCACTGGGATGTTCTGAACCGATGTATTCCATTCCAAGAGTTTTGGCGACACTTCGCCCTACCATGTTTCCATAGTAAGG